CGCCGTTGGGTCCAAACACCCTGTCAAATGCTTCTTGTGTTTCTTTGGTCGTGACCTTGACACCGTCCTTGAATCCAAGTAGTGCCTTGATACCTCGTTCCCTCAATAGGTCCGCTGATGATATACCACCTGACAACGCCCTCTGGATCTGTTCTCCAGCGAGCCTGAAATCAAGTCCTGATATGGCCGCCACATTGGCAGTCAGTTGTAAGTTCTTGCCTAATTCCTCCGCGTCCTTTGAAACCACGGCCAAGTTACCTGATGCGGCCGCTATCTCTTCCAGTGTGAATGGAACCGTTCCTGCGAATTTGCTTAAGGTGTCAAACGCCTTGGCACCCTCTTCCGCTGATCCAAACAAGAACTTGAATCTCGTCTGTAGGTTCTCAACCTGTCGTCCAACATTGACCACGCTCTTGCCAAACTTGCCAATTCCTATACCAACCAAGGCACCCGCCGCCAATCTGGCCGCCGTGCCCAAGCCGCCAAGGCTTGACCTCATCCTGTCAAGGTTTCTGTTTGCCTGTTCTACCTGTCTACTGTCCGCCCTTAGGACGATGTTCGCATCAGCCATTATCTTTTCTTCCTTTTCATTTCACGCATAGTCTTCTTGTGACCATCCGCCTCAAGTTGAAGGTATCCAGCCCACAGTTCAATTTCAACGCGAGTGAACTCCATTACCTGTGACAGGCTCATCTTAAGCCTGTCCGCCAACACCAAAAGGAGTCTTAACTCTGGGTTGGAATGGATTCCTTTGCAGACTCAACTGGCGTCAAGGTCTTTGGACCCGCCCCATTGATCTGGCCCACCACTCTCGTGACCACTGTTGGATCAGCCTCGTGCATCAGTGTGACCCTGTCCGCGTCAGAGAATATCCTCTTGCCTTCCGCGTCCCTGGCCTTGATGATGAGACTCTCAACCAGACTGTCAACTATCTTGCCTTCAGCCTGTAATTGAATGATCCTCTGTTCATCCTTGAATGAGTATGTCTTCCTACAATAGATGTCCATATCCCATTCTTCAACTCTTATTTTTTCCATCTCACCCGCGATCGCCGCGTTGTAGTGAGATTTTACTTTGTCTGTTGCTGACATTATCTTTTTCTCCTGTACTTGTTAGCAACCTCCCTAACGGCTGGTCGTGTTATGCCCTTAGGTGATTGGTTTGAATATCCATCGTCAAGCCTGCCTATGTAAGGAACATTGTTCCTGATGGTGAATTTGAGATTCCCGTCTCTCTTCCTCCAGGCATTCTTGGCACGACCAGAACGAACTGGTGTGAACTTCTTCAAAGATTTGAAGAGGTCATTGGATATTGAGCGGACCTGCTTGGCCAAATCCCTTTTGAGGCCAGAGATCACTCTTTCTGCTTGAGGTGATATCGTTATTGAAATCTTCACTACTATGGAGTGGCTGATTTCGTTAAAGCGGTTACACCTTGGAATGTGATTGAAGCCTCAACCATACCATCAAAGTTTGATGTGATTGAATGCCCAGTCACGATTATGTTTCCTGCCAGTTTCTGACCTGTGGTCTCACCTGAAGGATAGACTTCAAGAGTCACTGGATCTGCACCCATTGTCTCAAAAACAATCTGTCCGTCGTCGTTGTCTGTAAGGAAAACATCTGCTGTTCCTGAAAATTGTGTTAGGCTTGGCAAGTATGACCTTGCTGTGTCACCCATCACTGTATTTTCCACAGTAGCAGTTTCTTGGTCAATAGTGAAAGATCTAACTTCCGCTACCGCCACTTGGCTTCCACCTGAAGTTACCTTGATAACTCCCGCTTGTCCATCAAATGTAGTATTACCGTATGCCATTTGATTACTCCTCTGTTGTTAGATCTTCTGGACCGTCAAGATCTTGTTTGTTTTCAACCACCGCGTCAGCCTTGATCTTGTCCTTGCTTGACTTGGTGATCTTTGTTGACGGAGTGTAGGTCCATCCGTCCTTCAGTCGTTGTTGCAGTTCTTTGCCGCCAACGATCGCTGAATCTTTTCCTTTGAACATCTCAATCATTATAAGACTCCTTTTTTGTATGTGTATTTGACATCCACTGTGATGATACATTCGCCCAGTGGCAGTTCTCTGTCCACTATGTCTATGTTCCTGACCTGTGTCTTCACATTGTGAATATTGCTGACCGCAAGGGCTATGTCCCTGTCCCTTGACAGTTCAAGGGTCTCTTCTACCCTCTCTATGATCTCATTCCTCAGTGTGTCAACTTCCGTGCCCCTCACATAGCATCTAAGTTCGTACTGTATGATGCCCTGTCTGGCGTTCATGGATATGTCGTCCCTGACCTCGTTGTTGGTAACCACCAAGATCGCTGGGAACTGCGTGATCGCCAGTTTGCTGACATCAAAGAAAACCCTTGACACCTTGCCTGGCGCTGGATCAGTCATGTTCTCCAACTGCTCTACTATGTTTTTTGCTATATCTTCTCTGGCTGACATTACCTAATCAATCTACCTCTATAAAATGATTGTTTCTCACTGTCCGTGTATGAGCCTGATGAATCAAGGTCATAGTGGACACCGTCCTTAAGTATCAGATCAAATTCCTCTTCAAACTTATTCTTGTAGAAGCCCATCTGCTCCCTGAAAGAATCTCCATCAGGTTCAAATGTTGAAAGTTTAGGATAGATGTAATACGCAAGAGTGTGATAGACCGCGGCCCTCGTGAACTGCCCTGGATTCAATCTGCTGGGTGATAGTTTCTCGCTACCTCCAAGCACTGAAATATCATATCTTGAGAATTGGGTAGTTGGCCACCATTTTATGTTCAGTAGTCTGATTATGTCGTCGTAAGTCTTCTCGTGCTGTGCTGACCAGTCTTGGATTCCGTACTTCTTGATGTCTGGAACATACTCCAATAGGTCCGTGTCTGTTGCGAATGTCGCCATTGTAAAAGTCCTTCTTTTAGTTTCTACAAGGTCCTTCCTTGTGGATAATATTTATTGATAAACTGCTGAGATGTGATTATCTCTACGGGCACATCCACCTTCTGATCATTGACCACCACTATGTCGTGGTCCTTGGCCAATTGCCTGATGAATTTCTTCTGTTGGTTGTTGTATTTGCGTTGTTCGCCCTTGCCGTAGTCAAACACGGTGTTAAGGTTAAGTCCCCAGTCGCAACCTATGATGTAAATGGTGTTCTTTGACAGTTTGGTGGCCAACAGCACCGCGAGACAGCCGCTGTTGAGTCCTTGGACATTGTCCTCGCCTATCCTCAGCCATTTGTCACCAACTGCTTGAGCAGGCCTTGTGTAATAGATAACGGATGGCTCCCTTTCAATGTTGTTGATCACATCGCCGTCGTAGGCCACCACGAAATCCACGGGCCTTACACGCCTGATGTAGTTGCAACCAATCTCAAGACCACGCTTTGGTATGTCAATCAACTGTCGCTGTGATAAACCATTGAACCAAACGATCATCCGTAAAAAAAGGGGCGATATCGCTACCGCCCCTTTAAAGTTAGAGAGGTCAACCCAATTAGATTGTGTTGTCCACCGCTATTTTCACACCATAAGAGTTGTGAAGAACGTTCACACCATATCTTGTTGATGCTACAACTTCTTCTGCTCTTAATGAAGCGTCTCTTTGCGTCTCAATGTTTAATCTTTGAGCCACCGCTAAACCTAAGGCATCTCTAGCGAACACGCCACAAACGGCTGATGTCGCAGAGTCCTCTACGATGTTAGATGTCTCAAACACATCAATCCCAGCGATCCTACCAATGTAACCTTCAGACATCGCCTGGTTAGTCACAACAAGTGAGTTAGTTGGGTTCACGTATGTGTTTGTAAGATTTGCCTTCAATGCGAACAAAGCCTGCGGAGTGAAAACACCGTAGTATGGACCTGGAACCGCATTTGATTTCAGTGTCGCATATGCTTTGTGTAGGTCAGCCACAGTCAACTCACTTTGAGTGTCTGTGCCTGCGTTGATTGAAGTTGAGAAAGACGAGAACAGACCAGTCAATGCTCTGTCGTGTCTTTTCGCGATCGCTTCACCAAATAACTTACCTAGGTCTGCGATAACGTTTGAAACTGAATGGTTTCTTGCCATGTCAGTCACTGTCGCCGCAATACCAGCCTCTGTAAGAGTGATGTTGGCAACGCCAGTTGAGATTGCAGTCATGTCAATTTCCGCGTTCTCACCAACGTCTGTTGCGATTGTTTGTGTGCCGTATAATGGTACTTGTAATACCTTACCAGCATTTGCAGGAACCGTGAAGTTCTTCACAAGTCCTGGCATGATTGAAGTCTCTGATGCCACGAACATCGCTTCTTGTACGATGGGTGCAATCAGATCATTCAATGATGATGTGTTTGTTGTTGCTGTTGACATTGTAAATGTCTCCTTTTGTTGTTAATGTTTAGTAGCCTTGTGTCTTGCGATACTCAGCATACTTCTTTCTGTGTTCTGGATTAGTCATATCCAGACTGTTCACATCAACTTGAGGAATACCTTGTGTGCCAGTGTTGGACTTGGATCCACCGCCTGGTTGCCCCGCTGAAACGAAGTGAGGGTTCGTCTGTAAGAATTCTCCTACCAACCCGTCAATCGTCAATGGATCACCATTGTCAGTGTATCTCGTCTGACCCGTCTTGGGATCAATCACTTCAACTTCACCAGTCTCTGACATCTTGACATTCTCCCTCACAAGCCTCGCGACCTGTTCTGGGTTCACTGCCCTCTTGGTTGATGCCGCATTTATCAATGCCCCATCCACCTTGATCTTCGTCAGTTCTGATGTAAGAGAACCAATCTTGCTTTGAAACTTCTCAGCATTCTCCTTCAACAGTTTCTCAAACTCTGACTTCTCTTTGGCTTGGGAGATCTTCTGTTCTTCCTCCTTCTGCAAAAGAGTCTGGTATTTCTCAACATCTACTTGACCAAACTTCTTCTCATACTTGGCTTCTGCTTTTCTTCTAACTTCAGCCGCTAAAGCATCAAGTTCCGCCTGGGTGTAGACTCTCGCGGGTTGATTGTCCGCTGTGGCCTGGTTCGTGTTAGAGACTGTGTCAGCCGCCCCAGTGGCAGTCTGAACGTCTTGCGATGTTTGTTCTTGACTCATCGTAGTCCTCCTTTTGTTATGCGTGGCAGGATTACCACTATGCGTTTATTTATTAGTAAAACTGCTCAAGCGAGTCTAAACCCCACTTCTCGTAGTATCCAGACCTCTTCAACTTGTGTTGTGCTTGTTTCAGTTTCGCCATATCCTGTATCATCACCAATGGCCTTTTGCCATAACTGAATGATACACCCTTATGTAGTCCGTCGTTGTCTGGGTGGTCATACATTATGGCGTAGTCAGGATTGTTCTTGTGTGCCCGCTTACAGATGCGGGACAACTGGCGTTCAGTTATCTCGTGAGTGAAATATAGGATGACAATGTCCAGGCCAAGGCTAACAAAAAGACCGCAACACTGATCAATCTGATCCAGCACATCTGTCTTCGCAGGCGTGATCTG